CAGTCAAAAACAATTTGCAAATAATATATTACAAACAATGGTTGAAATACAAAACCATGACAACATACCTAGCAATCAATGAGGAGCAAGTAACATGACAAAGAAAAACGAGTATCAAATAGAGAGAGAAAGACAACAAGCAAGAAACAAGCAAGCAATGGCAAGCTTAACGTCAGAACAGATGCAAGCAATAAAGCAAACTCACAAAGCGTTAAAAGATGCTTTAAGTATGCTTACAGATTGCCATGATTTGTACTTGTCAGACATTAACAAGCTTAATGAAGCTTTTTGGTCTATCAATCATCAATTTAACTTAGAAGAATAAAAATAAAAAGGAGTTGCATACATGACAATGCAACTCCTTAACCTAGCAAAGGTAAAGGAGAAATTACCATGCAACTAACAAAAGAGCAATTCAAAAAAGTCAGAACAGATTTACAGTATAGTCAACACGAACTAGCAAAATTATTAGGTGTAGCAACTATGACTGTATCAAGATACGAAACAGGTAACATAGAAATCAGTAAAACAATTTCTATTTTACTGCATAGAATTTATCAAGATGAGAAATAGGAGAGAGACATGACATATTATAAATATAAAATTATATCAAAAGCTATTCAATTAATGGTTACATGGTGTTGTCAAAAAAAGGATAGAGAAAGTCAAATGATACTTATTAAAACACAAGGCATATTAAATGACTTTTACCAACAAAAAGATTAGCCTATCTCTATCTATGCACTGATATAGCAGTGCATAGATATATTATAGACTCTAATATTTTTATTTAATTTTATAGTTTACATTCATCAAAGCTAAGATACATAAACTATGTTTTGTTTATTGCCATACGGATTTGCTTAGGACAGCAAAGCTGATTTTACAAAAGAGAAAAATGTTGTCAAGAAAATAATTTATCTTGGATATTTTTACTAACATAACCATGCACAAAACGAGTTACATCTCTCATACGTCTTTCAGTATCAGAAAGCTCTGTATAGTACACCCAATAAGCTTCTAACGTCATTCTTGCCATAGGTTCATTCACATTGGGCAACACCTTAAAAGCAAGAAGAACTTCTATATATCTTTCTTTTGTTTTGCAAAGACGAGCTTGCTTTTTAAATACTTGAAAATCATTTTTTGCCATTGATACACTCATGGTAAGTAAGGGCATAGCCTAAAATATCTTGTATGGAATCTTCATGGTTAGGAGTTTCCATTAATCTAGCTTGTTTAACGGCTATCATACAAAGAGCCACTTGCTCAGGTGTAACCTCAGTATTTAACAGGACAGACCATAGACGAGAAATGCGAGTATGATTATCTAAAATAGAACCATAGTCTTGTCCTCTATCTTTCACAACATCAGCCGTCTTTTTTAGTAACTCAAATTTATCCATAGTAATCACAACTTTCCTTAGCTTCTTCTATCGTGGCTCTTGTAATAAACACAGGTGTAAATTTACCAACATAAGCACCAACTACATTGAAATGAAAATACTCTAACGCTTCTTCTTCTGTCATGCCATCTCTTTTCATCAGCACATCTAAACAGATTGTACTGTCATAGACGGCAACTTCATCTGCATTTGGACAAGGTATTGTTATACCTATAAATGCTTTTTCAAACCCATCAGCTAATAACATCTCTCTCCCTCACTATGTAAAACCATGTTTCTATATCAACCTCACAAACTAAATCATGTCCAGCACTAAAGTTCCTAGACAATACATCAATAGGAATAACACACTTTATTGGACAGTTGTTAAACTTGTATATCAATACAGGTGTTAAGTTTAAACGCTTTGCAGCTTCTCTTGTTTGCTGCAACCAAGATTGCTTATAAGTGGTTCCTTTTTGATAGGCTTTACACTCAATAGACCACCTGGGAATAATTATATCAGCTTGTCCTTTAGCTTGGTATTGGTCTAGGTTTCTTTTGGCATCTATATTTAAATTGTCTTTGATTAGCTTGCATATCTTTCTTTCAAAAGATGCACCCTTGTTACGACTATCTGCCATCTATCATTCTCTCTTGCATTTGTTTTAAGAAATCATTTGCTGATACCTGACCAAGCGTGGCTAACTCTATCTTGTTCATTGTATCAGGACTAGGAAATCTTTCAGACTTTAATAACCTACAAATAGCTGAACGAGTTAACCCTGATTTGATGGCAAACTTATTCTGTGTAAGTTTATTCTGCTTTATGTAATCAATTAATTTCATACTGCTATAATATTTAGTTGTTGACAATCTGTCAATTATAATTAAATAATATGTTGACAGTAAAGATTATAAAGCATAACCTAGTAATCAATAGCAAAGAAATGGAGGTTCTTATGAACGAAGAAGATAAAATTTTAAAAACTTTAAAGCCTGACTTTGGTCAGCTTAGACTTACAAATACAATGCTAAATAAATCTATAATAGATGCGAACACAAGCATCAGGAGATTTGCAAAACTATTTAAAATTGATTTTGATAAAATGGTTAATGGAGAAAAGCATATATTACCAGCAACATACGAAGATGGAACTGTTTGTAATTTATCTTTTTACAGAACTGTAAACAGAGGAGATAGAAGATTATCTATCTCAGGGATAAAAAAACAAGCAGAAGAAAAAGACTTAATTGCTTTTAATTATACTTTAAATAAAAAAACAGGAAAGATGGCTATTGTAATTAATGTTACTGCAAAAGCTAATAACAGAACACAGCTACACACTGATTACAAGGAGGTCTGTTATGACTGATTTAAAATTTATGCACAAAGAAGATATGGTCAAAAAGTATGGTGCAAGGTTTCTCTTTGACATAGATGATTTTGATTATGATGGAGACGATTGGTATCAATTTTTAGATGATTTAAGAGGTATTACTTTTGTTGATAGTCGAGGTAGTGGCTACATGGTACAGGAGATAATATAATGGCTGAGATACCTGACTACAGAATTAACTTTGGCATGAAGCACGAAAGTGCAAGTAATGCAAACATAACTAAAGATGAGATGGTGCTGAAACATTACCTTAGAAAAGAACATAAGATGTCTTTTCCTATGGCATCACGACCAATCTCAGGCATCAAAGTACAGACAGGTGTTGATTGTGCTATGGGATTACATAACTTTAGTCCAATCAGAGGACAACAAGACCCTATGGAAATCAATGAGTCTGTTAGGTTTGCTCTTACAGAATACCAAGGATACACACCTAGAACATGGGATAATGGTAAAGATGCAGAAGAATACGAGGAGTTTCGTGAGCATCTACCTGAGATGATTAAACATGCAGTTGATGGATTGCATAAGTATTTTGAGGGTGTCAATCGTATTGAGGGAGAATCAATGAAACAATTTATTGAACCCAAGATAGATGTACCAATAGTTTTATATCAGGATTACTCAGGTGGCGGCAGACAGATTGATTTAAAATGCTCTCTACCTATGAGGAACCCACCAAAGAAAGATGGCACTAGGTCTTGGCGTATACCTAAACCTAAGACAGAACCATCTGTGCAACAAGTAATGCAACAAGCAGTCTATTGGAAAGCTACAGGAGAAAAACCAGCTTTGTTATTTGTTACGGCATCAGGCTATAACATAGTAGACGAAACGAATTGTGAGCTTATGACAGAAGATAATCTGCAAAGAGCTTATGATGATGTAGTACGTTCTTGGTTAGTTACACAGAACTTACTCAAAGCAAGTCGAGGTTCATGGAAAACATTAGCTGGGTTAGTTCAGCCTGACATGGTGCAACTATCAGCTAGACATGGACCTAAAATAACACAACTAGCAAAACAACTATGGGAGATTTAACATGACAGATCCAAAAACATTAAGACGTAATATTGATCCTAGAACTAGCCATGATAGTGCCTACAAAATACAGGCATCACAGATGGAGAAAATAGTCCTTGGAGTTATAGATTCTTTTGGAGAAACAGGTTGTATATCAGATCAGGTGCAGTATGCCCTACCACAATACCGATACAGCACGATTACAGCACGCTACAAGGCACTAAAAGATAAAGGACTAGTGATTGTAGATGACAGAGCAATTAAAGGCGAGAGTGGCAGAAAACAGATGATAATGTGGAGTTCAAGACATTACTTCCATCAGCCTGTAACTGACGAAGATATAATACAACACATGGCAGAAGAAAGAGCTGGGATATGACTTTAAAAATAGAACAAAATATTCCAATACCTTCAAAACAAAGAAATGTAAAGTATATGAACAAAGCAAAACTTATGGATATTGGAGACAGCGTTTTCATAGAAGCAGTAAAAGAAGATATAGGACAATTTGCTGACTATAATCGTGAAACAAGAAAGATAGCTATGAATTTTGCCAATGCTCTTAGACGGATTGGAATGAAATCTACCATGAGAATTGTAAGAGATGATGATGGTGTATTGCTTGGTTTTAGAGTATGGAGAGCAAAATGATAAACGAATTAGTCAATAAATGGACAAAAGAGATGACTGATACTGAGCAGTATCATGCACAAGCTATAGATCTATTAGAGAAACGTATAGCAAAACTAGAGGATAAGCACAAAGTTGTTACACAACAGAACGAGGTGCTTATGAATTTACTAAGTAAAACAATGAGAGGGAAAGATGAGTAATCTAGCTAAAACTATGGACACTATCGCAGACTTACACAAGTCGCATGGTGTCAAACAAAAAGGTGGCAAACTTTATACACAGGTTGTGCATAGAATGGAAGCCTTTAGACGTATACATGGCACAGACTTTGGTCTTGATACTGAAATACTAGTTAATGATGGCAAGAAAGTTGTTGTCAAGGCTATTATCACAGACAAAGATAATCGCAAGGTAGGTGCTGGTATGGCAGAAGAAATCAGAGGACAGGGCATGGTCAACACTACATCTGCCTTGGAGAACGCTGAAACCTCTGCAATAGGTAGAGCTTTGGCTAGTCTTGGTCTTGCTGGTGGCGAGTATGCAAGTGCTAACGAGATTGATGCAGTTGTCAGAAAGACAGAGGCTATGAAAGAGGAGCCTAAAGCTGTAGAAAAACCTAAGATTCAGTTCAAAGATATACCACAAAAAGAAATAACACCTGAAGAAAGGAGAGAAAGACACGAAGAAAAGATACCTGACTTTGAACATTGGTGTCAGCAGAAAAGAACTAAGGATCAATTAGATGCTTATTACAATGATTCACAGTCCACACTAAACGAAATCAAAGAACATAATCCTGACTTATACAAGAAAGCAATACAGGTTTTTGTTAAATATTTAGATAAATTTGAAAGGAAAGAAAATGGCTAATAAATATATTAAGACTGCAAACATAACCTTGTACCCTAACTCAGAGGGCAAGGCTACACATGGTAACTCTAATTGGAAACCATTTAAAGATGGCTCCCCAGCAGACATACATCTTAGAAAAGATGCAAAGTATTCTGTAAAACTATTTGGTAATGATGATGGTACATTTGGTCTGTCAATATCAGAGGTTGTTGTAGGCAACTACACAGACAGTATATCAGATGGAGTATCACAACCTGGAATGAGATCACTTGCACAGACAATAGACCCACCAAAACCTAGTCCTATTGCTGCTTTAAAAGATGAGCTTGATGATGAAATACCATTCTAAATCATACTATTCCACACAGGAAGCTACCGAACTGATGTTTGGAGATACTCCAAGTAATAGAAAAAGACTTCTTCGTTTGTTGCAAAACGGAGAGGTCAAAGGTAAAAAGTTTGGTAAGAGATGGTTTGTATATTCTAGTGAAATAAAGGGAGAGGATAATGAATTACAATAAGGCTGGTAAAAGTTTTGATTGTTGTGGTTACTGTGGTGTTAAGCTAAAGGAAGTAGGACACCCAAGAAACAAAGTTATACGTTGTCGTGAATGTGTCTTTCTAGGTTTAGGATTGAACACTAGCAAAAACACAAAAGTTACAGATGATGAAGATTGGAGCACACAAGACGATCCAAGAGCCATAAATGAAATACAATACGGCAAAGTTTCTAGGCAACCAACAGTTATGAATTACGGAGTATCAGACTTATCAGATATAATGCTTGACTCAGGACCATACAGACACAAGTATGGCTCTGCTAGAGATGGCACTAGATTTACCTACAAGAAGAAAAAATAATTATTTCTTTTTCTTAGACTTCATAATCTTTTTTTGCAAAGCACTAGGCAATGTCTTTTGCTTTGCAGTTAGACCTTTCTTCTTAGCTGGTCTACCCTTTTGACTTCCATAAGTTCCTTTACCCATTGGCATTTTACTCTCCTGTTTCAGTTCTATGAATTCGTAATTGCTACTTCTTTGCTTTATTACGTTTACTAATTGCAGAAGCTTTTCTTTTAGCATCTGCTTTACTACTAGCACCCCATGCACGAAGCGACAATAGTAATCTCGTAGGTTTTCCATTCTTTTTTTCAGGTCCACGCATACCTCCCATTCTAGCTAAAAAACTTGCTCGTCTTGGATTGTCTCCCTTTTTTACAGGAGCTTTTAATGTGCCACCCTTATAAGATGCACGACCTTTGGCATTTAGTCCACCCTTGGGATTCTTACCTGCCTTACGTTGCCATGCTGGAGTCTTAGCCATTTATCAATCCATGTCTGTAGCCGTTAAGTTTATCGTATGTAAGCACTTCTTTTCTACCATTCTCTGCATAACTACAATGTACCCAACCAGTATTACCACCAGTATAACATTCTAATATTAGCTGATCGAAGTCTAAATTTTCTTTTATCCATACAGCAAGGTCATAATTATCTAAATTAGCTACCTCAAAGTCTGCGGCTTGACCTTTACAATGCTGACTATCCTTAGAACTGCCGATAGCAATAGACAACTCAGGACATCTAAAACCTGAAGAAACCATAAAGGAGCCATACTTATTACGGATTGGCTGTAATATATTTTCAGCTAATAGCTTTAGATTATACACAGCATCTGCATCAGGTACGTTTGTTATACCTCTACGCTCTGCTGTCTGGCTTTTTGTTAACTCAGATATTGTAAAGTTTTTTGATAGTTCCATTACTTTTTCTTTGCTGTCTTTGCTGCACGCTTGAAGTTCTTTGCTGTAGGTGCACCTTTACTTCCAGGCTTTCTCATCTTTTCCTTGGAACCAGCTGCAATTCTTTTTCTTTTTGCGTGAATGTTTGCATATAAACCTTTTTTCATTAACGTCTCCTTTGTCTAACTTTTAATGCTTTCACATGAAGATGGTAGAAATAATTACCAATCTTATTAAAAAATTTAGCTAATTTCAACCAATACCACATCATTTCTTTTTAATCTTTCTTAATACACCCTTGAGTGTCTTTGCTTGTTTAGCGTGTGACCTACTTGCTTTGGTCAAACCTTTGATAACTTTTTTTATTTTCTTCTTCATTTTTTCATGTTCTCCCTTGCAACACCTTTTGATTTCTCGAATGATCTCATACCACCCAATCCTAATAATGATAGTGTCAATGTCATCAACTCTCCTGTGTTTAACTCAGGCAGGATAACATCAGGCATCCATATACTTGTTGCCCATTCTGCAATCGGCATCAAAAAAAATTGTGTTAATAAACCTAATGCACAAATCCACATGATAGCTGGTCTAGCTCCAGCAACAAACAAACTAGGATGTTTCGCTTGAACAACATTAGCTTCTATCTGACCTTTGGCTA